AGCTGTATATTATCTTTAGTAACTTCAACTCCTTGTATTGCAACAAGAGGTTCTGAAACATCTTTTCCCCAATATGAAGCCATTTTAGCTATATCTAAAATATCTTGTCCAAAAAACTCAGTTGGATTCCATATATAGTCTACATAATATAATGGTTCAGACGACATATCTTTTAATTGTTCATCTGTACTAGCAATAAATTTATCAATATTTTCTGCGGGAAGGCCTAGACCGAAAGCTCCTTGATGTCCAGCTACATAATCGCAGGACTGGGTCGCCGCACATATATCTTTAAATTCAGTTACTCCAACCATATCACAACCACGAGCTGAACCTTGATAAGATATATTTTTATCTTTGTCTATTGTTTTAGTTAACATACAACAAGGTCTTTGGTACCTCGCCATTAACTTATTCGCAATTAATCCTCGGATCTCTGGTTGTATTTGACCTGGTTCAAGTAAAAATAATAATACTTTATGTTCCATCATATTATTATCTTTAATTAGATGTTCTACCAATTCAAGTCCAGCATCTTCTGCACGACCCTGCCTATTCTTCACATTTGTGCAAGTGCGGACCGCCTGATCAACTAATCTCTCCATCTCTCCTAACTTATGTCCTCTCTTGTTAGAAGGAATTTGTTGAAAAGCTTTAAACTTTAACATTGAATTAAAAATTAATTCTTTTTCTTCTAATGTTCCACTTCTTGTAATAGCATTAACAAAAGGAACAACATAAAATGTAAAACCCCAAGCGGTTGGTATATCACCTAACTTAAATTTATTCTTTTGCCACATTTCATATATAAATGGATTAATGATGCGATCTGGTTCTAATCCTTTACTAATTAGGCGGCGTGTTTCTAAAGACCTCAAACTCATCATATCTCCATCGAGACCTAAGGCAACTAAATCTAGATAATTATTTACATAAGATACATTGTACACTTTGTCAAGATATCGGCAAAATTGCCATACTACTCCGACACCCGAAAGTTCTTTATTTGGATATTGAGGGAGTTGGCTATTGATAAGAATACAATTAGGATAAGCTTTACCTTCAATTTCATGGTGATCAAGAATGATTACATCTCGTCCTTGTTCGTGTAGTTTTTGGAGTTCATTCCAATCATTACTACCTGCATCAGGAATAATAACTAAATCTGCGCCAATATCTTCTATCCAGCCTATAGAGTCTTGTAAACCATGCTGTTTACCTTCATGATGGTACCAATGGACATGATTTTCTGTATATGCGGGAGCCAGGTCATGCAAGTAATTAATCAAGACTGCTGAAGAGGTATAACCATCGCAATCACAGTCTACGATTACGGCTATTTCCTTATCAGGCTGATCTAAAGTTTCTTTAAGCGCGGCCGCCGCCTTCTCAAGTAATTCTTCTCCTAGTGCTTCAGGTGGGTTAATATCATCATCAGTTAAATTCATATAATGAGATATATCTTTTTCATTAATACCTCGATTAATGAGGATTTGCTGTTGAGCATTATATTTATTGCTCGGTGGATTAATTAATTTATATTTCATACTATTTCCACCTCTCCAATTTTTAGTCCTTCATTAAAAGCAACTGGGATGCCAAAAAGAGTTTCTATTTCTAAAATATTAGATAAATTTTTTATTACTGTTTCAAAATAATATTTATTTACCAACTCTGCTTTTGTTTCATAACTCATTATAATATAAGAAGGACGTTCTCCATTATGTTTTGCTTTAAAACAATCTATTGCCCAATAGATTTTATCAAGGTCAATTGTTTTCTTTATACATTCTATTTTCATATTTAATCTCCTTTTTATTTTTTAATATGCGGGTAGGGATTTGCACCCTACATACCTAATTTGTTGCCGCATAAAACTAGTAAAGATTGACTCTTTCCTTAAAAAGTTGAAGAAATACATCTTTACTCTTGTCAATCGGACTATCTTTATATCCTAAAAGTCCAGATTTGTCAAACATATAGCTGACTTTAGTATATTTACCATACTTTCGATGTATATTTTTTAAATTCTTAACTAGTTTTTGAAACTCTTCATCTCCAGGTTCTTTAAACTGTTTATCAAGAGCAATAATAATTTCTTCTACTCCTAATTGAATTAATAACCAAGCTTGATAATTAATAAAACTTGATCCACATATAGCTACAGATAAATCATTTTCTTCACCAAAATAGCTTCTATATTTTAAAACTGACTTTTCTCCTTCAAAGACGAAAGCTTTTTTCATTCGAGCTATATTATTTTTACTATGATTTAGATTATAAAGATTAAAAGAGAGAGGGTGATTGTACATTTTTCCAGCTATACGTGCTGGCATATACTTACCATATTTCTCTGCTTGCTCTTGTATCAAAGTTCTCTCTCTAATACCTATCAATCTATTATTAATATCATAATGCGGAATTACAACCCCTTGATTTTTAGGATCATAACATATTCCAGCTCGATTCATAATTTCTTGATCTATACCTTCATCAATCCAAGGTTGAATATTTGGATGTGGAAGGTGCTTTAAAAAAGTTCCATCATATTCTTTTAATTCAATTTGTTGAGTAGTTGTATTTATATTTTTAATTCTACTATAATTTTCTAAAATTGTCAAGTCTTGTTTAATTAAAATCTCACTATCATCTACTTTAATATTAGGAGCATAACCAAATTTACGAGCTATATAGTCTACTGCTTCTGGAAGATTCCAATCTGGATCTTCTCTTTCTTTAGGATGTTCTCTACTCATGACCTTACGAGTAAGTTCAAAGATGTCAAACGAGGGTTCACTACATCCAGTGAAACAATGAAAGAGACTAGTATTATCATAATAGTAGAGCTTATGACTTGCATCACTTTCTCTAGGATTATGACATATAGTCCTTGAGACAATAATATTTCCTCGCCTAATTGGTTCGCCACCAAATTCAGTTAAAATTAATTCAATATCTTCAAGACTTAAATTTTCTTTTATTTCTTCAAGGTTATAATCATAATCCATAGTAAACTCCTAGTAAATTGTAGTTTAATTATTTTTAATAAAATGATTAGAAGGCTGAAGCCTCTTTAATTTTTATTTTTAAATCTTCCATTTCTATTAATTCATAAGTCCATTTTGTTACGAACTGTGGTTCTATTCGACATATACCACGATTTGCTTTACACCACAAATAGATACCTTTCCATCTTCCCCTACGGTTTTTATATACAGAAATTTTAATATCTGGCATTTCAATACCATTTTTTCTGCATATAGGTTCAAGAGCTTCTCGATCTTTCTTTGTTGTTTCTAGCATAATCATTCCCAAGTCTATCTTATCAGCGATACTTTTCGCACCACGAAGCAAATTCTGATCTGGTGTTTCTGACTCCTGATAGTCAGCATTAAGCTGTGTAGCCGACATAATAAACACTCCATACTGATTGCAGAGGTCTTTTAAACGAATAGAAATCATAAATAGAATATTATCTTCTCTAAGTCTAACTCCACCACTTCTTTTAGTTACTTCTTCAAGGATCTTCATCGAGGTATGGATATAATCGAGGAAGATATACTTTAGTCCGTGTTCGCGAATTCCGCGTATAATTGTGTTTTCAATATCTTTTAAACTAAAGTCAGGAAGCGATTCAAAAAATATTGGACTCTGCTTAATAATTTGAGCAGCTTTCTGTACTCTCTCCCATTCTCCGGCCCAATATTCTCCATCAAGAATATGCTGTTCATCAACACCAGAGAGAAAAGCTAACATCATGGTCTGTATTTCACTTAAATCCTGCTCTGTAGCTATATATAATACAGGTTCAGATTGTCCAATACTAATCCATTTATTTGTTTCTAAATCATACATCTGAGAACAACCTATATAACATACATCTGCGGCGATCGCTCTACTTTTTCCTACGCCTGTTGCGGCTGATCTTAGATAAAATTTCTTAAGGCGAGCTCCGCGTGTTACAGTGTTCATATATTTACCAAATAAAGGATAGCCTAATTCTGGAGTCTCCTTCAAAGATTCAATAAGCTCATCTATGCCCTCTCCAGCCTGGGTCCCGCATACTAAACTATTATCTATACATTGTGCTTTAATTTCAATAATTTTATCATCAATTAAATTTGCAATTTCAACAAGAGAAGAATTGTCTAACCATTCTTCTTGCTCTTGTTTTTTCTTTGGCTCAAATATATTATCTGGATCATAAAGCCATGATAAATCCATCCCCGCTGTTTCTTGATATGCTCTAAGTAAAGACATCTTTTTCATTCGATTATAATAATAATCAAATGTTGTTAATGAAGCATTTTCTGCACACTTCAAAAGATATTCATTACCTTTATTAACATCATAAGTTGCTTTTTTCTTAGGGCGGGAATTAAGATAATCTTCTATTGCATTAAGAGTAATTTCAGATACTCCAAGTTGATGCAAATTAAATATTGCACCAAATACAATCTTATGAAATTCATCAACAAAATCATTTTCACTAAAAAAGTATTTATCTGTTGCATCAAGTAAATCTGGTTTCTTATAGACATTGCCTATTACATTCATTAAGCTAGATATATCAATATATTTACTCGTCATTTTCCACCTCTTCATCGTCTAAATTAAAAAATCTTTTAGGTAATATTACTTTAGGAGGCGGAATAACAACCTCTTTTACCTTAGTTGTAATTTCTTTTATATCTTTATTTTCATTTTGAGATTGAGCTAAAAAGAGGCTATAATAATAATTATAAGCATCTTGATACACAAATGGAACAATCCCTAAAGCACCGTTAGCTTTTTCAATTGAATTACCTTTTATTTTATAAAAATAAATCAAACTTTTTAAAATTCCACTATAAGAATAATGATTATCATTTGTATATATTTTTAATTGTCTTTTTATTTGTGCATAATTAGCTGTATTACCAAATAATTCTTTAATATAATCCATTAATTTAATATAATCTGGATCATTAGCTTCTTTAATAACAAGAGGAACTAAATCAGTATTATCTGGATCACATGTAGCATGAGCATATCTGCGGGCGCCGGTTCGTACAGCTTGTATTGAGTCACGATCAAATTTCTTGCCACATTTAGTACAAATAACAACGTGAGCCATATATTATCAATCCTTTCTTTTTATTCCTATATAATATTATAACATATTTTTGTATAAAAGTCAAGGCGGAAGATCATCGACCTCCCGCCTGTTTTTACTATGCTCCATGCCCATAGTTGTTCTTGCTATAGTCAAGAATTTTGAGATGGTTTATCTTATTCTATTATTGAATAAAAGAGTTTTTACGTCTATCTTTGACGACTTAATTTATTTTACTAAATCTCTCATTTCAATTACTATTAAACTAATGGCTTCTACTTGATCTCTTGTTGCATCTTTTATTCTACGTCCCTTACCTAGATATTTTTCAATTATCTGAGTAATACGTGGCTGCCAATAGTCTCTAAACTTAACACCATCTTCTGTCGCAGCATCCATATCAGTAGAACCAGGAATGTTTATAACAATTTCATTAAATTCCTTCATTAATTCATCAAAATCGAGATTTGATGTAGTGTCAATGTGTACATTCTCTCTTTCTTTTGTAAATAGATCAGCGCCATCTTCTGCCATCTGCTTATCAAGGGCATCTCCAATAGCTTTAACTAGATTATTATAACTTAAATCAATATAATCAGGAGTATATTTAAAACGAGATCCAGCTTCGTATCGTGAAGTACCGCGCATAAACATAACTACCTTTTCACTACCATCTTCAGTAGAGACTGAACGAGTATAACCAATTATATCGCACATTCTAGCTAAAACATTGTTAGCTCTTTTATCAAGCGTAGGAACAATCTTATTATACTGTTTTCCACTCTCATCGGTAAAAGTTTTATCTGCTTCATGGGAAATAACTACAAGACCATATCCCATCTGGACGATCTGACGAAGAGCTTCATCAAATTCTTTTTCAACAAGACCATATCCTTTACCATAACCAATATCTGCTATTGTATCTACATTATTATTTGCACAAATATATTTCTGACAATAATCATATGCTATATCAGCAGTATCTACAATAATTGTTTCAAACATTTCCTTAGCTTTATCGTCCTTTAACTGACGAAGGACCTGTCTAAATTCACTCCATGAATTAATAGGCTGAGCCATTGCTCCAGGAATAGCAGAATATCCTTTTTCAAAAGCTAAAAGAAAATGCTTAGGAAACTTAACTGCTGTTGTTGTTTTACCAGTTTTCCAACCTCCATAAAGGAAGACTGAATATCCTCTCATATCTCGACTAACTTGGTGTGGCTGAACTGAAAAAATATCTATTGAACCCATAATTATAATTCTCCTTTAAAAAAATTCAAAACTAATTTTTGTTTCTGAAGTGCGGTCAGTTCCGCTCCGACAAATTAATAATCTTTAATCTAAAAAAATAATAATGTAGAGGAGCTTAGCTCCTCTACTTATATTAAGCTAAATTAAAAATTAAATCCACCAATTGCAGCAGGTGCACTTGCTACAGTTGTATTTTTAGAAGCCTTATAATCATCAGCTCTCTTCTTTACGTCTGCAAGATATACTTCTCTATCAGCCATGAGTTTCTTAATTTCATCAAGCGTGATACCATTCTTTTCATCACCAATCTCATATACAGCATCAGGCTTAGATGTACCAGTGATAATCCACTCTCTAACTGTTCTTGTATATTCCTTTACAGAAGGCTCACCAAATGCTGACTCTTCCTCTTTACGAGTTACAATAGTTTCACTATTGATTGAACCCCAAACCTTTGTAAATACAAGATTCTGAGGAGAAGCATCAAGTGATTCAAAATACTTCATTCCGCCATCAAGCTTTACAATGAAATCAGTAGGAAGGATTGCATTTCTAAAATCAAATACAGCTCCCTTAACAATTACATAATCCTTATCAATATGTCTCTCTTCATCAGCTTCCACATGAGTTACTCCATTGATAAGCATATCGCACTCAAATGTATTTCTCTTAGATTCATCTTCATCAAGTGCAGATACAATGGTTACCCAACCGTTATTATTTCTCTTTGCTGAAACGAGAGTTTCCT